CAGACACGGAATTTATGTAGAATACAGAATGGACAAACTATCTCGTGATATACAATCTGGTGTAAGTTATTGTCGTGGATTTTTTGAAAATGCAGATGGACTAAGAAGAATAAAAGTGGATAAAAAGTGTGTAGGAATTGCAGAGGATTTCGAAGGATATAGATTCCCAGAAGCTGTGGAAGGCAAATCAATTTCTAATAATCCTATTAAGGACGGATATTATGAACACGGTTGCGATGCTTTTAGATATTTTATATTGAATAGATTCCCAATTAGAAGTAATTTCATTGGAAGAATATCACGATAAAAGGAATACTTTAATGGTTTTAACAGCTAGAGAAATTATACAAGATTCATTAACACATTTTAAAGAAGAACAAGCAAAAGCTCGTAGACAAGAAGTAAGAAAATTTTTAGATTATTATTCTGGCTCACTTACAGATCAATATATTGAAGGATATTTTAAATCTGACGCATTCCAAGAAATTCCTCATTACAATACTAACATCGTTAAAAAATTCGTAAATCGTATGTCAAAGATTTATACTATTGGTGCAAAAAGAAATGTAAGTGAAAGATACTTAGATTATACTATTGTCAAGAATGCAAGAATGAAACAAATGGAACGAATGACTCGTTTGCTTGGAACTTGTGCTACTTATGTAATGTATGATGAAGAAGAACAAAGGTTTGAATATCGTCCTATTTATTATTTTGAGCCGTACTTTGGAAATAATCCTTACAAACCAGAATCTATTGTATATCCAATGATGCAAGGACACGCTGATATTTCTGATACAGAAGAACTAATGTATGCTTATTGGGATAAAGAAATTCACATCAAATTTAATGAAAACGGAGATATACTAGAGGAAATACAACACAATTTAGGTGTTTTGCCTTTTGTATTCACACACAGAGAAGAACAATTAGATTCTTTCTTTGTTGAAGGTGCATCTGATTTAATATCTGCCAATGAACATATTAATATTACAATGACTGAAATGCAACTAGGATTAAGATTCCAAATGTTTGGACAACCAGTAGTAACTGGACTTATATCTGACAACTCAAATGTTAGAGCAGGATCAGACGAAATTCTTACTCTGCCTGAAGGAAGTAGCTATAATATTGTTTCGCCAGAAGGTAATGTAGAAGCTGTAATTGAAAATATAAAATGGCAGATTGAACTTGTAGCATTAAATAATCACTTATTTGTAACTTTTGCACAATCTGGTGGGGAAGTACCTAGTGGTATATCATTAATGATTAAAGATTTAGAACGCCACGAAGATTTTATTGATGATAAAGAATTGTATCGTCAATATGAAAAAGAGTTTTATAAAGTAGAGTATGCCCTTTCACTAGCAAATAATTTAGGATTACCAGAAGTTTCGCAATTTAAAGTAGACTTTTCTGAGGTTGAATATCCTATGACTACGCAAGATAAGATTATGTTAAATGAATATAAACTTAAACACAACCTAACTACTCAGGCACAATTATTAGCAGAAGAAAACAAAGATTTGAGTATTAGCGAAGCACAGCAAATCATACAAGCTAATAAATCTGTGAATGAAACAGAGATACAACAAGATGAAACTGTTCCAGCAAGTTAGAGTTAATTTCAATTTTAACAAGGTTACTGGAGAAGCATTCAATACAAATCTTCTTTCATCACTTGAGGGTTTAGCAATCTTTGCTAAAAAAAAAGTTAAAGAAACATTTAAAACGGAAAGAGATATTACTGGTAAAAAATATGCACCATCTACCTATAAATATTTAGCTATAAAGCACGATCACAACGAATCTAAAATAAAAAATAATAAAATTATGACAGATACTGGAGAACTAGAAAGAAGTATCAATTATGGGATAGATGAAGCAAATCTTGCTTCTGCTGTTGGAACAGAGCTTGAAAAATACGAACAACACTTGGAAAGCAAAGTATCTGGAGTAATAAGAGATGATAAATCATACAAAGGGTATATGGGAGATTTTGCTAAAGTGCCGCAAAGAAAATTCTTTTTTACATCTGATGATGAAGCATTTGAAATTATGGAAAAAAAGATTGATGCTGAAATAAATGGGTTTTTCAAAGAATTTATAAGGAATCTTTCAACTAGTATGCGTAAACTAGTAGAATGAAAGATTTGATTCAGAAATTATATTTAATGATTGTAGAGCTAAGAGAAATCTCTGAAGCTAATAACGAACTACTAGGGTTTTTATGTATGAAAATAGCACCAAATAAAACATCAACAAAAGAAATAGACAAAAGCAATATAGCTTATATCTCAATGGAAATGTCAGAATTATATGAAAAATATGATATTATGCCTGAAGATTTTGGCGTTGCTTAAATTCTAACTCTTCTAATTTTTTTAACCACTTTCTTCTTTCACTATTAGTAGGACGTCGTGAGGGTAATGGTTTCAATCCAACCTTTTTAGCTCGTTGCAATAAAGCATATCTACTTGCTCTATCTTCTCTCAGTTTTTCTTGAGATGGTTTTTTACCTTTTTTAATTCTTTCTACTGCTTTTTTTTCACTAATCTCTCTTTTTCTTGGTTTGTCATTTTCTGGATTTCTCTCTGGAAGAGTTTCTAGTATTTCAGTAACCTCTTCACTTTCAGCATCGATAATATCTTTTGCATCAATCTCTTCTGCTTTTAAAAACTTTTCGAATGGACTATCTACTGTTACATTGATGTTTTTGACTAGCTTTCCTGAATGTTCTAATACAAGACGCCCTGCCTGGACATTACCTTCGACTGCCTCTCTTATCATACTATCTAATACCATTGGCAGCTTAGAGTTGAAAGAAACCATATATTTTTTATAGTATAAATCAATAAACCTATCATCTGCAAACCAGCTATGTATTGTAGATTCTCCTAGCTTAAGGTGTTCGGCTAATTCTTTCTTTGTTAATTCTGGATTGTGGATCAATAAATCAATAGCAGCCATTTGATTGGCTTTTTTTAATTCTAAATTACTCACTTACCTTGACCAATGTATTTTTTCTTATAGTATTTCTTAGATTGTTTATTTCCAAACTTTGTATTATGGCTCATACCTTGCCGAGTTTTTTTTGCACCATTTGACTTTCTAGTGCGTTCTTTAAATAATGATCGCCTCATTTTTTATAGACTTTTTCTGCTCCTGCAATTCCAAATGATCCAAGCGTTACCCAGACAAATGAGTTATATATGTAATCGTTTACCATTAATTCTATTCCAATAATACCCATTGCTAAATCAACTATGCCGAATACACACATCAACGCAAAGGATAGAAAACCTATAATGTTTTTTTCATTGTACTCGTTTTTATCTTTAAATAATTCCCACATAACTTACCCCTTTAAGTATTTAAATTTTTTTTTAAATGGACTGCCTTTTAATTTAGACTTTATACTTTTTTTACGCATTCCATAAAGACGCTTCGGTATAAAGTTTCTAGCAGATGATACGGTAACATTCATTTACCAACCTTACGCATTGCTGCAGTATGAGCTTGTTTAAAGGTTTTGCCCTTTCTCATAGCTGCTGCCATTGATCGTAAATGTGCTTTTGTATGATGAACCTTATGTCTGCTCATCTGTCTTTTCTGTACTTTGGTTAATCCTTTCAGACTAACACCTTTTAAATTTTTAGCCATTATTTCTTTTTACCTCTCTTCATCTTTTTTTTCTTTTTTTTCTTTTTCATTTTTCCATAATGATAAGGCATAACTATCTCCTCTTTTTTAATTTGTCTTTTGGACAATTTTTTAAATAATCTACTCTTGTTTCTACTTTTTTACCAGTAGCTAAACCACAATATGTAAGTTCTTTTTCTTTCGCTGCAAACGAACAATAAGCTTTTATTAGCGAACAGTAATCAAACATTAATCTATATCCAATTCTTTATATAATTTACGATCTGTCATCGATGCTGGAGTATTAACGACTAATAATGGCACAGAAGGTATTCTTTTTACAAGAAATCTTTCTTTACAACAAATACATCTTTCGAGAGGATCATCTGTCATCTTTTGCTCCACCTCGAAAACATTATTTGTTTCAAGACATATATAATCATATTTAGGCATAGAGTAATTTAGGGGAAAATATTTATAAAAAACCACCAAAATTTAGGATTTGTTGTCTAGTTTTTTTCAGGTTAAAGTGTTACTTGATATACATTGCACATCTCTCTTATTATTAGTCGTTTACGGGAATTTTTTATTTTCTTGATTCTTAGTATATGAGTATTAAATTATTACTATTTATACGCTAGTCGTTAATCGCATTTCTGCGAGGATCACTAATAGACTTTACATTAATATAAATATACGCCTTTGGGGGTAAAAATCAACCAACGCTTGAAATTGTCGTTTTAAAAGTTGGGGCGTGGTGTTGCCTAGGTATAAAACCCCAAAAGATAATAAAAATATTTTACTAGATATGTAAAAAAAACTAACATCTAACTGTGGTTATAGTTAAATTATCAGAGATGATAACAAACAAGGAATTAACAAATATGGAACTAACAAAAAGAGAAGATGTCTTAAGCTTTGCTGGTTTAGTAGTTCGTAAAGATTATGACTCTTCAATTAATATTGTTAATAATTGGCTGGATAATAATCCTTTCGACCATAACGCGATGAGTCAATTCAAAGGAAATAAAAACCCAGACAAAAAAAAGAAATATCTTGGTAGCCCTCAAAACATTTACCAAGATAAATTACTTCCGATTCTTAAAGCTTGTAACTCTTCAAATCCTAAGGAAGAACTTTATAAACTTTTTGATGGCAAAGGTAAAATAAATAATATAACCATCTTTTCAGATGGGAACGACAAATTAAACTTCTTGAACTTCTCAACGATGCCAAAGGTAAATTGTGGAGGGGCTGGAGGTTGTTTAAGTTTTTGCTATTCATTCAAGAGTTTAAGAAATCCAAATGTCGTTGCTCGATGGGTTGCCAATACCATATTGGAGAATCACGCTTTCGAAATTATAGAAGATTCTTTAAGATGGAACTTATCCAGAAGAATATATAAAAGAGAAGTTAAGGATCTCCAAGTCGTAAATTTTAGATTATACAACGATGGAGATTTTCAAAGCTTGGATAAAATGATAGCTTGGTTCGATATACTTAACAAGTTCCCAACACTTAGAGCTTACGCATATTCAAAAAGTTTACATCTTTTCAAAAACTTTATTGATGTATATGGAGCCGAAAATATACCCAAAAACTTTTTGCTAAATCTCAGCTCTGGAGTGCATCCGATATATAAACCTCTTAAAAAAGTTCTAGAAAAATATGACTTTGTAAGAGGTCACTTTATAGGTTTGCCTATGGATAAAAAAGTCAAGCCTACGGATTTGACAAAAGAAGATAAAAAAGAACTAAGACAAAAAGCCAAGAGTTTAGGATTTCACAAGACATTCATTTGTGGAGGCATTTGTCAAAATTGTACTAATCAAGGTCACGCTTGTGGAATGCCTAAATTTAAAAATGTTACCATAGTAACGCCGATACACTAACAACATAAGGAACAAAAAAATGATAATAGAGATAATAACATATAGCTTTTTTCTCTTGTTCTTCTGGGAGCAACTAAAAAAAGCAATTAAGGAACTAGGCTAAAAAAACAGTCATAGCAAACAAGCTGCGAAATTATGAAAAACAAAACCCAGAAAGAGAACACCCAAAAATTTCAACTTTTTAAAGTTTCCGATCTAGATATTATATTATTTTCTGGAGGGTATTTTTATTTTTTTACTAAACAAGTTTTTATTTTTATACTGAAAAAATTTTTATTAATAACAAAACGAGGTACTAACAATGAATAATAATAATGATGGGTTTAATATTGATGATGTCGTTTTAACTAAAAAACAAGTCACTTCAATAATAACCAAACGAGCAAAATCGCTTTTTAAAGAAGATGTAATAAAAATTAGTGGTTTTTATAATCAAGATTCTTTATTAAGCAACATCGAACAAATCAGAGATAAGGCAATCGATTACGTAAACGAAAACCTTCCAGATAAATTAACGCTTGACCAACTAAACGAATATGACTTAGCAAATCGTGTTTTCAACGAGGACTATTTTATTATTGGTTATGGTAAAGCAACTGAATTTATCGGATTGAATTTTTTCGGTTGGGCTGAATGGTTGAAAGATGATATGGATCTGGAACTTAATGATATTAATATTGAAAACTCAGAACAATTTGTAAACTATTTGGCTTATTGGGTGGGTACTTTTATATGTTCAGCACCCTATGACGTATTGGTCGAAATCTATTTAGAACAAATAAGAGAGGATAAACAAAATGAGAAAAAGTAACGCAATCAAATTGCTGGAGTTTATGAAGGATAAAAAAGAAGGTGTATCTTATTCTGAGATGCAACAATTTTTTTATGACTTAAAATACAATGATAATAAAAAACGTCCGAATGGATATTATTGCGTTGGAATTTCAGCATTAATAAATAATGGAATGTTTAAATATAAAAACAAAAAGTATTTTATATCTAAACACGCAAAGGAAGGTTTAAAAAATGGAACTTTAAAACCTTATGCGAGATTCCAAACGAGAAAACAAGAAATAGATTATTATAAATTTCGAATCGATTACCTTAAAAACAAAGCCGAAAATTATGAGTATGGTTATATCCAAGAGAGAGATAAAAATTATATTTTTAAATCTCCAAAATATCAAGCATACACAAAAGAAGATGGTTTTCGTATGAAGGTTGGAACTTTGATTAATCGTCTTATGTCTTTAAATCCAGAAGATTATATTGATATTTCTTCGGATCCAGAAGGTAACTCTTTTGGGGATATTACGGATTTTGGATTCGAGAAATATTCTATTTATAAAAGTAAATTTAAAGATGGAAAAACAGTTTGGAGTTTGATTCCAAGAGATAATGAACAACCAGAAGATAGATACAAGGAGGAATAATATGAGTCAATATACGGAGGAACAATTTGAAGAAATGGTAAACGCTCATTGTCAAGTAGCAATGGAGGAAGGATTAGAAATCCACAATCTTGGCTGGGCTACAACCAATACCGAAATTTGTTCGAAAGCAACTAATAAATTAAATCAAGGGGTTTATTTTACTTCTGGATTTGATGATTCAAAAAAAGGTTATTATCACAAAGTAAAGTTAATGAACTCTTACGAAAGGAAGGAACGCAATGAGTGTTAGTAAGGAAAAGTTCTTTAGATTTCTAAATACTAGAGATAAAGGAACTTATAATGTGTTTGATCCTAGATTCAGAGAAGATGCGAATTTAACAAAAGATGAAACTATCTTTATTATTCGTAATTACGATGAACTAGATCTACAACACAATAACAAAGCGAGTATTTTAAATTATTTTAATAGTAAATAAAAACGAAAGGGGGAGAAAAAAACTCCCCCTTCTCGCTAACAAACAAGGTTATATGAATGAACATATAGAAAGGAATTTAATTTAATATTTATAATTTTATATTCATACTTAAAATTTTTTTTTACTTATTTGTATTATTTTCTTTACACATTTGTATATTTATATTTATATTTAGCAGCAAGGAATGAACAAAAACAAACTATTATTTATTATTGGGCATAGCTATATCTTATATCTCATTATTCACTATCAGTTAGTTCTCCTATAGCTATGTCCAAAGTTTTATTAACAACAAGAGGTTGGAATGTCAAAAAAGAAAAAAGAAAAATGGATCAAAGAAAAAATAGAACATTGGAAAGATACACATCAGTATTGGTTTGAAAGAAAAACAAGTCAAGTTACGGTTTCTAAGTTAAAAGATTTCTTAGACGACAAGTGTATTGATGAAGAGGCTCCTATTATATTTCAATCTGTGGTTACTGATGGTAATGCAGAAACTGAATTTTATAGTTACGAATATTGGGAAAGTGATGGACAAATTGTTATATCTCTGGATCAAAAAAACGGACACTATGGAAAAAAAGTACAAAAAAACGAAGATGATTTTAAAGAAGAACTTAATGAAAGTTTGGAAGAAGAATACGAATGGAGTATATCACAATGAAAATAATATCAGATAAACAAATCAATTCTATGATATTGTATTTAAGAATTAATAAAGTTGCTGAAATACAATATATCGATAGACAAATAGTCGAATCAAATGGAAAACAAATAGATTCTGGAGATTTGACTTTTTATGATTATATGTCAGCAAGTCATTTAACTAAAGATCAATTAATATCCGCAGCAATCGAAAGTGGGTGGAAGGAGGATTGGAAAAAGTATGACTAATAATGTATTTTATCTTTTAGACATTTGGCTAACTACCAATGAAAGAACTAATTCTTGGATAGCCAGACGTTTAGAAATAAATCGAGTGACTATAAGTCAATGGAGAAAACAAAATAAAGTTCCAATGCAATCTAAGTTAGCTATATGCTACGTGACTGGAACTAGCTATGAACAACTATGGGAGGAAGTATGAGTGAAGATCTAATTAAAAAGTATAATCTGGAAGAGGGAGATTTTTGGGTTCTTCGTGGTAAGAAGATTATATCTTTTGGTGGAGTGGTCAAGATGATAGACACGGAAGGCATAAAGTTTGAAATGTCTGATAATCTTGAGCATAGAGAAGGAATGGGAGTTGCAATAAAAGTAAAAGGTTGGCTGGAAAGCGATGAACTTGGTTTAGTCGAAGAAGAAACTTTTGGCGAGGCTAATGATCTTAATTGCAAAAATCAATACTTTTGGGCTATGGCTGAAAAAAGGGGTAAAGCCAGAGCAACTCTTAAATTGTTAGGACTATATGGCGACAAATTTTTCTACACAGATGTAGAATCAGATGATTGGCAAGTCAAACCACCAACAGTCACACAAGTCACAAAGTTTGATAGGCTTGAAAAAGAGGCATTAGAAAAAGGAATATTAGATAAACAAGCAAGGCAATGGCTACAAAAAAATAAAAATGGTATAAGAAATAATATCGATGTTTACAAAAAAGCAATAGCTAGTCTTAGCAAATATATGGAGGTAGAATGATAGATGGTGTTTTCTTAGTAGTCGTATTAGCCATCATTTGTTTTGGTGTAACTTACTTGCTCAATGGATAATAGTTTTATAAAACTTTATCGAAAGATCCAAGACAACTGGATCTGGAGCAATCCATTATACCTAAAATGTTGGATAGATATGTTGATGAGGGCTAGTATAAAGTCCTCATCAATGTTGATTAATAATCAAATTATAAAAGTAAATAGAGGGGAAATTGTATTCTCACAAAAAAATTTTGCTAATCGTAATAATATGTCAAGGCAGCAACTAAGAACTTTTTTAAAAAAACTTCAAAAAACAAATATGATTGAGGTAAAATCTAACCAACTACTAACCCACCTAATTATTGTCGGATATCAACGATACAATGAATTAAAACCAACCAGAAGACAACCAGCTAATAACCATATTATAAGAAAGGAAGAAAGTAAGAATAAAGAAAACAAAGATTTTAATTTATTCTGGAAGCATTATCCTAAAAAGGTTGGTAAGAAAAAAGTAGAGGATAAATTTAATTCAAACAATTATCCTATTGATTTAATATTAAAGAATTTAGAATTGCAAAAGAAGTCGAATCAATGGCAAAACCAACAATACATACCTAATCCAGAAACTTATCTTAATCAAGAAAGGTGGACTGATGAAGTGGTATTACAAAGTGAACCAGATGAGCCGATTTTTATTTATGAGTGTGCAGTTTGCAACAAACAAAAAACAGTATCGGAATACAGAGATTTATATGTTTCGTGTTGCGATCAACGAATACAACCTAGAAAGGAATACAAATGAGTAATCTATTATTAAAGACGCAACAAGAGTTGCATAAAAATACTGCTAAATGGAATCAAGTAATACATTTAGTTAAAGAGATTAGTATAAGTCATTACGAACAAAATGAATTTAGAGAAATAGTTGATGAAATAGTAAAAGCAGTATTTATAGAAGATCAAAAAAAAGAAGAAAAAGAAAGCACTTGGGCAAAAGAAATAGACACTTCTGATATGAAAGATTGGGATAAAGTAAACGAAAGCGAGAAATTATGAAAGAAGTAGAGGGATATACAAAAGATCAAATTGAAGAAAACATAGATTTGTTTATTGATTCTGATGAAAAAGAATTATTGTCAAGTTGCTGCGGTTGGTCTGCTTTAGGAAATTTACACAACATAAATGGAACTTGGATTGGTTTATGCTCTAAATGTAATGACCATTGCGATTTTGAAGAGGAGGAATATAGATGAAACCAAGTAGTGCGAAAGCAAAAGGTAGAAATTTTCAGAATAAAGTCAGAGAGATGATAATTAAAAAGCTGGGCATAAACGAACACGATATAAAGACAGCTGTTATGGGAGAGAGTGGTATGGATATTATATTGTCCAAAGCAGGTAGAGATACTTTTCCTTATGCAGTAGAGTGTAAAAAAGTAGAAAAAATAAATGTTTGGAAATGCTATGATCAAGCGTGTGAAAATTCAGAGGAATTAACACCACTATTAATATTCTCTAAAAACCGTTCAAAAGTAATGGTTTGCTTTGAATTTGAGGATTTGCTAGATTTAATAAACAATAGCAATGGATTTAAGAGATTAA